TATAACGGATCAGTTGTCGTCCCATAATTATTCATTATTTACTGAAAAAGGATACCAATTAACGAAGAAATATACAGTTCCTAAAACTTATTTAGGAATGGGAAGATATGCAGCTTATAAAAATTTTGGTGAAAGTGTTTGGAAAATAGGATATGGAAGTCAATCTATAGATGATCATTATCTAGATGCTAATGATAAAGCATCTCAAGATGATATAGATAAACAATTTTATGAGGATTTAAAGCTTTTTTCAAAAGAGGCTGAAAAATATTTATTTGTAAATTTAAATAAAAATAAAAGAGCAGCTCTTCTAAGTTTTGCTCATAGTATTGGTTTATGTTCATTTAAATCCTGTAAGTTATTAGATTTAATAAATAGTTACGCTTCTAAAAATAAAATAATAAAAGAATGGAGTCCTTATATAAACCACATATGGATGTCAGGAGGGGATCTAATGATCGCTAGAAGGCGTACAGAGTTAGATATGTACTTTGCACCAGATAAAGAGATACCAACCTTCTATCGCCATAAATGCCACGCTAAGGTCTGTTTATTAAATATTGCAGAAACCTACAATGGATCTGCTACACAGATAAAAGGTATTGAGTATTTAGAAAAAAAACTTAAAGAACTTGATCCATCTGGGGAAATACTGCGTCAGTTTTTTCGATACTGGAACAGTACTCCAAGTGGTCTAGGATCTCCTTTGCGTCGTAAGGTCGATCCTTAAGCCAATCCAAACAATCCATTAATAAAAGTTCTCTACTATAATTTTTTTCGAATTCTTTATAATTAATCAAAGTCTCTAGCATGGTCGAGGATGTCTGGTTCTTCTTTGACTCCTTTACCATAGATTGATGTTGCGATTTCGAGGATGTCATTGTGTTTATCTGATTCCATACTTATTTTTAGCAGTACTAAATATCCAATTAGATCATTTACTACATCCTCATCATTACCTAATAATCCAGCTCCTTTCATAATTCGATTTAATTTATCATCTATACGCACTAATAATTGCTCTGTAGCTGAACATTTACTAAAGATTCTGTTAGGGTTTAAGGCAGAATTACCATATTTTCTATTTTTATGAATCAGTAGTTCTTTAATATCATCACAAACAGTGCTTATTTTTAACTCAGTTTCATTCATTGTCATGTTAATCTCCAATAGAATAGACCTATGAAACCTCAGTCTACCCAAAGTTACGACGTTGACAATCGTTACAGATTTTATAAGTCGTTAGATTCTAAAACGGATATTAGTCCAAGTAGAAGAGGTGTGAGGCCAGGTGTGGATGATGGTAGCTCGAAAAATTTTTTAAAAGCTTATATAAATCGTTTAAGGGGAATGAATTTTCCAAGACAAATGATTAATTAAGCAACAACTTTACCAATGTGTGAAAATATATTTATAAATCTTTCTGTTTGATTAAATCCCATACTTATTTCAGGTAAATAAACAAAGTATCCCCAACTAATTGGTGATTCTAAGCATTCAAATTTTTTTCCATGTATTAAATTAGCTCTATCTGTAGGAATACAAATTGGAAAGTCCCACATTTCAGGACAGGTTCTAATCATTTCAGGATATGTAGTAAAGAAAAGAGCCTCTGGTATATTTCTTAATTTCCATTCTTTTAATAGTCTTCTAAACCAAATAACTGATGGTGCTTTCGCTCCTTGACCTGCTGATAAACTCCATCTCCATGTGCCTCTTTTCTTTGCAAAAGAACACCTCCCATATGTTGGCGGAAATAAATATGTTTTCCCAGTCCAAGGTTCTTCAATATTCAATCCATCTATTTCATGTGTATAAATCTTCTCTGCTCTCAAAAATTGATTGTTTGCATCATAAGTAGAACATGGATCTAGGTCTATATTTTTTAATAAAGCATCTATGTAAGGAATATATTCACAAGGAGTAAGCCAATCATGAGTTATATGATCTACTTGTCCTAAAGATCTTTTACTAGCACCCCATGAACCTTTAGTCACATCATTTTAAAACTTGCACCCTCACTGTCTATTTTGTAATGAACCAAGGACATTTCTTTTGAGTCTTGAATAATAAATAAAGCTTCTTTATCAGGGTCTAATTTTTCAGCTCTCGTTATAGCTTGCTTCATTACATCTGCAGCTCCTTCCATATCGTGTTTATTAAGGTCATCTACAGCCGTAATTAAATTATTAACCGTTAGATAAAACATAGATTTTTTTTCATCTTCGTGTTCAGGAACATAAACCATAGCTCCTGGACCATCATTATGATAAAACTTATAATAGTATTCGCACATGTCTGCACAAATTCTTTCTATAGTCAATTGATAAAGTTTTTTCTCTTCTTCACCAATGGCAGTGCCAACAAGTTTTTTTAATAATTGATTTCTTCTACTAGTCATTTAGTTTCCCCAACTGTTACATTCTTATCTTTTTTTTTATCTTTGTCAATTTTTATAAGATCACTCAATCCTGATTTTTTAAGTGTTTCTAATAGTTTTGGTAATGGTCTATATAAAACTACAGCTTTTTGCATATTTCCTATTTTTTTAATTAATTTACCATTTTTATCTCTTAATTTTGTTAGCTCTCCCTGTCTAATTAAATACTCTGCCACACATCTATATCTTCTTTTTTCAGCTAAATTTATTTCCGGATATCTGTCACAGATAGTACTTGTCTTCATATCACTAAAAGTAAGTCTTATCTGATCAGCCAGTGATAATCCGAGTATTAAGTCTTTCGTGCTTGTTTCATAACTTGAAACTAATTCTAGATATCTTCTGAGATCTTGATTATTAAAACTTCCTGATGGAGGTATAAATATTTCTACTTGTTCAATTAGAGACTTACATAGTTTTTTTCTGTAATTTTTAGTTGTGACTGAATTTATATCTAAATCAACAAATCTATAACTCTGATAGAGATTATCAGGATCTTTGTGTGGTGCATAATTTGTTGTATCTAAGATATCTACCCAGTCCTCTAATTGTTGTGCTTCCATTCGAGGACACTATCTGTTCAGATACTAGCTTACTTTTTGATATCGTTCCATTGTTGTTTATGGCTAATAAGTAAAGCCCAGATATAGTAAGACTTTTGGCTTCTAAAATGATCTTTTAATTTAACATGTTCATCCCAGTCTTCTCCATATAATTCAATTAATCTTTTTTTACATTTTTCTTGTGATCCACTGTAGTTTGTTGCTTCCCAACAAGATTTAGCAAGTAACATTTCTTGAAGTGTACACAATCCTTGTAACTCTAATGTGGACAGACTATATAAAAGTTGGCTAATATCAGAAAGATAAGGATATTCTTCGTCATGCGTCGTCCCATTACCTATGCTGAGTTGCTCTTGATATTGATTTTGCTCCCTGCTGGATATATCGGAGTCAATCACTTATACGAATTTGTTACTGATAACATTACTATAGAAGTAAAATTTAAAAAATAAAATGTCGTTTCTTTTCCCTAGTGGATCTAGCGAACCTAATCTTGTAATTCCACAAGCAAAAACACCTCAAGTTTTTCAAACTATAATACCGAAGAAAAGCTATCAAGATTTGGCTGAATCTGTTCAAAGAACTGAGGGAGAATATAATCGTTTGTTAGATGAAAGATATGATATGACGGGGACAGGAGCCGATATAGGAGCAAGACAAAGAGGTATAGAAATGCAGGAGGCAGCCTCTTATCGATCATCTTTACCTACAGGAAATGCCGATCAATCATTTAGAGGAACTCCTAGAGAATTTGATATTAAATCAAAGGGAAATACTTTTGAAACAAGAGAAGGTCAAAGTCCAAATACACCAGCTGCATCAACAGCAAGCACAACACCTCCGAAACTGCAAGAATCACGAACTACTGCTCAAGAGGCAGCAGATATGAGATATGGTAATGCAAAAGAAAATTATTTAGCAGCTGTTGAAAAAGCAAAAACAACTCCAAGATCATTTAAACCAATTACTGAAAATCCTGGTTATGCAAATACTGATTCAAGTATTTACTTACCAAAAAAGAATCTATTAAAAGATATAATAGATGGAAAAAAAGATAAGTAGCCATCATAAGTTTAAACACCACCAAAGTCAATAAATCCACCAGCAGCTCCAGTATCACCAACTACGTTTGCTGTTACTGATCCAAAATTTATCTGCTCTTCTGATTCTTCATTTACAAATCTCCAATCTAAAACTGATACATTTAATCCAATAGAGTAAGTTGTTTCTAAATATCTAATATCATTTGTAATTACAAATAAATATTTACCTTTACCTAACCTTGTAGAAGGAAAGTCTGTAAGTAAAGCTCCAGTATCATCCTCTTCGTAGTCTATAGCTGAATCATGAAATACATAACCTTCATCATTAATTGGTAGTTCTTGTCTATGTCCATTTTCATCTAGCTGATAAAAAGCTAATAATGTGTTTCTATTAGTTTGTTCTTCATATGAGGTTCTAGAAAATTCTTGCGTAAATTGCACCGACCTTGGGACATTTAGGTTTATTTTATAAAATGTACTCTGTTGCCTAGAAAGACCACCATGAGAATTAGATATTATTTGAGATTTAAATATTGCTGAAAAATCACCTAAATCAATTGGATTATTTAAATTATCACCTTGCCTAGAAGGTAAAGGATCTGAACCAAAATAAGATGTAGGTCCATAAGCAGTCGGTCCACCACCACCGGTTGGATATGATTCAACTTTACCTAAATTAAAAAATCCTAAATTACTTGGGATAGTAGTAAGAAATCTTGCCACTTTAATCTTGTTTATTTCTTTCTCTATGATACTGCAGAATATTTTCATGATGTAGTTTAATATCTTTGATAGCCTTACATTGAGGTATTTCTCTAAGACCTTTTATCATTAAATGTTTTGGGTTACAACAAAAAGCTTTGCATTCTGGCTGACTAAATATTCTGTATTTGCCTGTATACCCACGGCTTAACCAAAAAGCAATACGTGGAGCTGATTGAGTTTTTCCTGAGTGAAAAGGAGAGGGAAAATAAGCAGTAGATTCAGTACCATTTTTTCTAGTTGCACCTTTCCATTCCCAGCAATCATCTTCACCTTTAATATTTACCTGTTCCCAAAATCTTTTTACTTGCCAATACCATTTCATTTCAAATTCCCTTACATCTACAGTGCATCTAGATTTTTGGATCTCTTCCATACAATCTAAACACTCTCCCATTAATCCAAAATTACCTTTATGTTTATTAGTCCCTTGTATATGCCAAGGACATTCGTAATGTTGAGTTTCTGTCACGATACCTCTAAAATTTTTTGCTTCATTTGGATGAGCCCTCATTAAATTTATACACACATCTGAGAGATTTGACCAAATCTTTTCCTCATTATATTGATCTTCTTTATCTTCAACATTCTCATAAGTCTCACCAGAACATATTCTTCTTACAGAATGGTATGGTAATCGATAATGCTTAGATAATTTTCTACTACTTACACCACTACTACTTTCTGTTCTTAACTTAGTTATTAAGTCAATATTTATAGATTTTTCGCTGGTTTTTGCATTTTCATAAGCTACATCTTTTCTAGTACCCCAATAATAATGAGCAGGATTAAGACAATATTGAGACTTACATTCACTTCTTTTAACAATTATTGGATTTTCCTCTGAATAATATCTACCAGTCATACTTAGGATTAGTGGTCTAGCATCATGACCTTTGTACATGAGTTTTGTTTTTTTACTTGTAGTAAAACCTTTAAATCCAGCGTTATTCATCTTTGTCAAACACCAACAAGATTCTTTACCAAAGTGTTCTAAAGCTGTTTGAAAAGCTCGTACAAATAATATTTGATCATATGCAGTTAAATTTTTATATAAAAACGCATCATCATTTTTCATGCAAAGTAGGGGGTAGGTGTACTCGTAAGCATACATCCCTTTGATAGCAATGGCAATCGTTGAACACCCAAATACCAAAAAATTTTGCCTATTTATATTACTTTTATAGAAGATGAGGTTAGGTACATGACTGTTTAATTTTATATACACTCACATACCTAACCACCGCATACATGCAGTTAAGTAAAATGACCATA